AACTTGATCAACAGGATCACTTGTTTGAACTAACAGCGTTTTTGGATCAGTAGGTTTTACACTATAATCTAATATTTGACCAGGTACTCTAATAACACTTAAAGTTTGTTTAAACACACCTTCTCTAAAAGTACTTAAAATTTCAGTAACTTGATATGATCCACTAAAAGGTACTCTATTTTTATCAAAAAACATAGTACCTCCGTTTTCTAAAGGTAAAATATCAATTGGATTTCTAAAATTAATTGTTATTAAAAGTTGTCCGTAAAGATGATTCGCTTCGCCATTTTTATTTAGACCTCTTTTTTCTGGTTCCAAATTTATATTGCCTATACCGCCGGTTATTAAAAATAATGGATCGCCTAAAATTTCTAATTTTCCATCAACAAGACTTGCTTTAGAATTAACTACAGCCTCATGCATATGTCTCGCCATAACAGAATATGGATCGTCTAATGGCTGACTTGCATTACCTCCATATGCTTGAACTGGAGTAATTGCTATCTTTTTAGGTGGAAGAGGAACTTGCGATTGTTTTTGATCTCCAACAGTCGGTGATTCTGCTCCAATTTTTTTACCACCATCACTAGTAGATCCAAGTTGAGAACTAGGCCTTTTATCATTAGCCATAGCAGCAGGTAATGCTTCAAAAAACAATGTATTAAAATTTAATCTAAAATTTATAACATCATAGTTTTGACCAGTATATATGTAATTATATTCTCTTAAACTTAATTTTTTAAGTTCAGATTCATTAATAATTGCATCTGAATAATTTGGTATTTCTGTATAATGAATCTTATATGGTGAAACAACATATGTAATATTTTGTGCTGGTTTTTTTGTTACTTTATTAATTCCGTTTTTTAATGTTACTTCTATTCGAACCGTAAAATAATCAACCATTCCAAACTGGTCTGGAATATTTGGAACTTTTCCTAAGAAAGCAATTAAATTTTTTGTATATTCACTGTCTCTTATAACTGACGCAATAACTTCGTGAACGTTTGCGTTTTCATTAATATGAATTACTGATTTAGTAGGAGTTAACTTTGACCCTTCAGGATTTCTAGATTGATCCTGAGGAGTAGGTTGAGGATTTTGTTGCGGAGCACCTTCTACCTTATAAGCAGTAGGCTGAGTTGTTTCGGCAGGATCTTCCATCTTATATAACGCATTTTCTTTCATAACTTTGACAAAAATAGATTTTGCCAATGGACTGTCATCACTATCTATCCATCCTTGTTCATTATCAAAAATTTTAAACTTAATAAAATATTCGTCAATTTGTGTACTATCTAGTCCAGCATTTGTATCTTTATACATTTGAACTGTTTGCGAATTTAAATTTTTAATAAGATTATATAAAATTTCTTTAACTGTATTTCCTTCGGATTTGAGAGGTTTCTTAATTTGATTTGCTTCACCAAAAAGTTTTTCGTTTGCAGGCACAGCCTCGCATCTATAACGAGTTCCTCTTTCAGTAATATCAACTTCAATATTTGAAAATGTTATAGGAAAATATCGAGTAGATTTTGGAACTGTTTCTGGATCTGAAAATTCGTTGCCATCTTTATAACCTTTAAATTCTAATTTTAAAATAAAATTTGCTTGCACATAACTTGTATATCCTGTTGCAATAGAAGTTACATAAAGAGCTTCAAGAAATCCATTTACACTATATGGTTCAATTATTTCAAATTTGATTGACGTAGGCATTGATACATTTGACTGTTTACTAAATGATGCTACTGATTGAATTTCTACATTGTCTATAAACATGTCAAATCGACCAGGACTGTCTTTATTAAAGCCTGCGACTGTAGATGATGCACTATAATCTGTCACAGTAATGTCTTTAGTTCCTGCAACTACAACTTCATTTCCTTCCATTACTGTAATCTTTTCTTCTCCAACTTTTCTTTCGATACCTGCAACGTTAGTTGAAAGACCTGTGGTACCTTTACCTCCAGATTTTAAAATTACAAAATCTAATTCTCCTTCACTTAATAGTTGTGGATTTGAAAGAAATTCTTTTTTACATCCGGCCAATGTCCAATTATATGTAACTGATCTATAATTGTGAAGGATATTTTTTTCACCGGACTGAACAACTTCTTGTTTGTTTTGTTCCTGAAATTGATTTTCTTCAGAATTAGTATTTCTAGAAATTTCTGGAGAATCATATACATTATTTTGAACATCTATCCTGGAAGACATATTAGATACCTAACACTCGTTGAATGGTTGTTATTTTAGGAAGATATATATTTGTGCCTGCCCGCATATCAAAAATTGGATCTTTAATTTTTGCTTTATTTCTTACAGAAAAAACCCACCATAACTTTTCATTTTTGTACAAATCGTAAGCCAATAAATCTGGCCTATTTTCGTATGTCGAGGTAATGGTGTATAAAATATCATCCTTTTCTGCAGGTATATCTCTAGGAACATAGGTATCAAGATAACCATTTGATACAGATGTCAAATAATAAGGACTGTCTTTAGAATACAATGCCATTATACAAACCCTTTAGAAGATATAAAATTCGATTCATTGTTAATATATTTTGTAACACTGAAATCTTGCATTTCTGCTCTACTGTACATAGGTATACAAGTAACAGAAATTGTTGAGACAACAGGAACTGAAGTTGATCCAAAAATTTCATCATCGACGATTGTAAAATAATCAACACTATCGGGCAGTTCCATCCTAACACTACCTATGGCTACCGGCACATTATCAAGTATAAATTTTCCATGTGCTACGAGCCTACAAACTGGAGGAGGACTACCGCTGTCAGGATCCCCTGTCCTTCCTCCAGATCGCATCCTTGTCAAGGATTTAAGAAGATGCATAGTCGATAGCAATACCAATGCATCGTTTTTTGATTCTACAGTAAATTTTCCCGAAACACTAATATTTCCTATTGAAGATTTTTGATAAAAATTTATCTGAAAGTTAGAGTGCAGCGGTGTTGCCGAACTATAGTCTGCTTTTAAATCAAACTGAATGCTAGGGGTATATGGAAAAATTACACCTTTAAGTGTTCTCAATGCGCCATTTGGCCCTGAAGTAATTTTTGTCCAATAATTAGGAGGAACTAAAATTTTAACTCTAAGATCTTGTCCTAATTTTTTTCCTCCCACATCATAAACATTGACAACAGGATCGCCTTTTTGTTTTTTAGGCATAGCACCAGGATCTCCTGCAGGAGTCGGTCTAGCACCGTAGTCAACTTCAGGAGTTTCTTCACGAGGCAAGTTTCTTCCTGCTCCATAAATGTCAATTTCTGGAGTAAAAATTTCTGCTGTTTGTTGCCTGGCTTGTCTTGCATTGTCTGTTCTACTAGGCAATGTTGTTGAATCTATAGAACTTCTAAACGCTTCATACTCAGCCTTTGAAACTTGCTTTCCATTGATAGTATAAACTTCAGTGCTCATTTCTTTTTTCCTTATCATTGTATTTAACCAATAAATAAACCACCCGTTTAATGGTTGACATTTGCAGTTTTTATTAATACAATCAACTACAAAGGAAAAAACAATAATGACCGACCCAGTGTTACCGACTTTACGAAAAGTAAAATATTTAAATAATAAAGATTTATTAGCAGAAATCCATAAGAGCAAATGCAGTTTTTCGAGTTTTACTAAAAAAGAATACAGCCAACATGATATAATCTTGTCAAATATAGATAAAATTAATATTCGATCAATAGCAGAAGCAAAAAGAAATCGAGCAAAAAGATTAGGTTTAGAATTATTTTTAAAATTAAAAACCGAAGGAGATAAAAAAACAAAACTTTCGGAATGTATCCCAAATTATAAAACTATTCCAAAAACAGATCTAATATTTAGAATAATGACATTTGATCATATTCCCCTGTCTCCGGGAAGAAAAAAAACAACAAAAACTACCGCAGATAGTCACGATAAAGTTAATTTTCCCCCGTTCCAACATTGGAAATTTGATGAAAACGACGAATTAGTGTGTGTCGGTAAAAGCCATTGGAAGGGCACTTTAGAAAAAGGAAAATTTTCAAAGGATCATGGAAGAATTACTGAAGAATTGGGAAAGATGTTCTTAAAATTAAGTGAACGATATGCACAGAGATCAAACTGGCGTGGTTATACTTACGTAGACGAAATGAAGGGACAAGCCATACTACAACTAAGTCAAATTGGGTTGCAATTTGACGAAAGCAAATCAGAAAATCCTTTTGCATATTATACTGCGGCAGTAACTAATAGTTTTACTAGAGTGTTAAACATTGAAAAGAAAAATCAAAACATTCGAGACGACATGTTGGAAGAAGCCGGATTAACTCCAAGTATTACTCGACAATATCAACACGAATACGCAGAAGAAACTGCAAGACAGGCCGAAATTTATAAAAATTTTAGAGCACCTAAAACCAAATCGTTAGAAGATGAAGAAGAACCTGGGGCTTGACTTTTACTCTTAATATATTTAAAATAATACTAGGAGAAAAATTATATGAACCTTTTTAAAAAGGTAGCCTGTTTTACAGATCTTCATGTTGGATTAAAAAGTAATTCACCGATACATCTTAAAGATTGCGAAGAGTTTATCGATTGGTTTATTTTAGAAGCCAAAAAAAATAATTGTGAGACTGGAATATTTTTAGGGGATTGGAGTCATAATCGAAATAGTTTAAATCTTGTAACACTAGATACAAGTATTAAGTTATTAGAAAAACTCGGATCTTCTTTTGAACAATTTTTTTGGTTTCCGGGCAATCACGACTTATTTTACAAAGACAAAAGAGATGTCCACAGTTCTGCCTTTGGAAGACATATTCCAGGCGTCACTGTAGTCGAAAATGTATGCACCATAGGTGATGTGACTTTAGTACCGTGGTTGGTAGGCGACGAATGGAAAGATATCAGTAAAATTAAAAGTCGATATATGTTCGGTCATTTTGAACTACCGTTGTTTTACATGAACGCCATGGTTCAAATGCCAGACACCGGTGAATTACAAGCAGAACATTTTAAAAATCAAGACTACGTTTTTAGTGGTCATTTTCATAAAAGACAAAGTAGAGGAAAAGTGCATTATATTGGTAATGCATTTCCTCATAATTTTGCAGACTCTTGGGACGACGAGCGCGGTATGATGATACTAGAATGGGGAGGTGAGCCACAATATATAAACTGGCTCGATTGTCCCAAATTTAGACATGTTAAACTTTCAGATTTAATTGATAAGAAGGATGAAATTTTAAAATCTAAAATGTACTTAAAAGTAAATTTAGATATCGATATTAGTTTTGAAGAAGCAAATTTTATTAAAGAAACTTTCACTAAAGAACACGATATTAGAGAAATAAGTTTAATTCAAGATAAAATAAATCTTGAAGGGACTATTGATGACAACCCAGATCAAAAATTTGAAAGTGTTGATCAAATTGTTTCAGAACAACTAGTTAATATTGATAGCAAAGATTTTGACAAAAACGTTTTATTAAAAATTTACAACAGCATATGAAAATAGTAGACTGTTTTATGTTTTTTAATGAATTTGAATTATTAAAAGGAAGATTACAATATCTAAAAGATCATGTCGACTTTTTTGTTCTTGTAGAATCGAACATTACACAAAGTGGTCATGAAAAACCTTTGCACTTTGCAGAAAATTTATTTAGGTATAGAGAATTTTTAGATAAAATTCTCTATTTTCCCTTTATTGTAGATCGAGAAAAGTTTAATTATAATAAATTACCTTCCTGGGAAAGAGATTATGACACAGGGCCGTGGCAACAAGAAAATGCTCAAAGAAACTATATTAGCAAAGCATTAAATTTATTCGATGACCACGATATTATTATGATTAGTGACCTTGACGAAATTCCTCATAAAGAATGTATTAACATTGCCAAAGAATATTTTTCTAAAGGTTGGGATAGATTAGCAGTTGAGCAAGATCATTATGCATATAATTTTAGACAAAAACAGGTTGTCCCAATAAGAGGTACTACAATCAGCACTAACAAAATTGTTAAAGAACTAAGCCCGCAACAACTAAGAAATGAAAAATACGGTTATGGTTTAATTTCTAGAGGCGGATGGCACCTAACTTATTGGGGTGATGTAAAAACTATTCAATATAAAATCGAAACATTTGCTCACCAAGAATTTAATCAAGACAAATTTAAAACACCCGAACACATCAAAGAAAAAATTTTAAAAGGTGAAGATATGTTCAATCGAAACAATCCTTATGTAAAGGTTGACCCTGAAAAAGAAATTCCCAAAGATGTTCTTGAAATTTTTGGTGAATTTGAAAGAAAAAACTTAGAATCAATCAATGTTTAAACTAAAAACTATTACTGTTAAAAATTTCATGAGCGTGGGTAATCAAACTCAGGCAGTAAATTTTAATAAAGATCATTTAACTCTTGTGCTTGGATCAAACTTAGACCTTGGCGGAGACGATACTGGTTCAAGAAACGGTACCGGTAAAACTACAATTATTAATGCATTAAGTTACGCATTGTACGGCCAAGCATTAACTAATATTAAAAAAGAAAATCTTATTAATAAAATCAACGGTAAAAACATGTTAGTTACTGTTGACTTTGAAAAAAACAACGCACACTATCGAATTGAGCGTGGCAGAAAATCTAACATTTTAAAATTGTTTGTTAATAACAAAGAATTAAAAGCCAAAGATGAAGACGAAAGTCAAGGAGATAGTAGAGAAACTCAAAAAACAATTGAAGAAATGCTCGAAATGAGTCATTCAATGTTTAAACATCTTGTTGCCCTTAATACATACACTGAACCGTTCCTTGCAATGAGAGCGGCAGATCAACGAGAAATTATTGAACAACTTCTTGGAATTACTATTCTTTCTACAAAAGCAGAAAATTTAAAAATTGAAATCAAAAATACCAAAGATAAAATTTTAGCAGAAAATTTAAAAATTGAAACTATTAAAACATCAAACGAAAACATACAAAAAAGTATTGATAGTTTGCAATTAAAAAGTAATCTATGGGATACTAAACATCAACAAGAATTGGAAAGTTTAGGTCGAGCCATTGTTAATCTCGAATCAGTAGATATTATTCAAGAATTAGAAAATCATAAAAATTTAAAACTTTGGGAAGAACTTGATACAAAAATTCGAGGTCTTAACAAACAAAAAGCAACCCTAGAAAGCGCAGTTATACAGGCTCAAAAAACTAGAGACAAATATGTTCGAGAAGTAGAGTCTCTATCTAGTAAAACTTGCCCGGCGTGTGAACAAGAGTTGCACGATCATAAACACCAAGAAATGACTGCAACTGCTATGAATAATTTAGCCGATGCACAAACTTACTTTGATAAGGTAGTAAATGATTTAGAAAAAATATCAGAAGAAATTAGCGAAAAAAATGTTTTTCCTAAACCTAACACATTTTACGAAACAGAAGCAGAAGCACTGGGACACAAAAATAATCTCGATAATTTAGAAAAATCTTTGTTAGAAAAAGCAGACGAAAAAAATCCTTATCAAGAACAAATAGATGATTTAAAGAAAACTGCAATTCAAACAGTCGATTGGACTGCCATTAACGATCTAACAAAATTAAAAGATCATCAAGAGTTTTTATTAAAATTATTAACTAATAAAGATAGTTTTATCAGAAAGAAAATTATAGATCAAAATTTAAATTACCTAAACAAAAGATTAACCTATTACATTGACAAGTTAGGGCTTCCTCACAAGGTTGTGTTTCAAAACGATTTAACTGTAGAAATTACTCAATTAGGTCAAGAATTAGACTTTGATAATTTAAGCAGGGGAGAACGAAATAGACTGATCCTTTCAATGAGTTTTGCTTTTAGAGATGTTTGGGAAGGACTGTACCAAAGTATCAATTTGTTGTTTATTGATGAATTGGTTGATGCAGGAATGGACTTTGCCGGCGTTGAAGCCAGTTTAGCGGTATTGAAAAAAATGGCCAGGGATAGAAATAAGAATATATACTTAATATCTCATAAAGATGAATTGATTGGACGAGTTAACAACGTATTAAAAGTAACAAAAGAAAACGGATTTACAAGTTATTCAAATGATATTGATTATGTCGAACATTGAATTAGAAAAATATAAAAATTTATACTCTCAACTAATTTCAGAGTTTGCTACTTTACACAATTCTCACCAACTCTTTATAAGAACCAAAGGTAGAGATCCTGCTATGGTTTCTAGAAGGAGTTTAAGATCTATTGCAAAAATTGCTAATGAAATGAAAAGACAAGGTCAAAAAGTATCACAAGAATTTATGGCAAACAAAAGATTAGAAAAAATTCGTCTTAGAGAAGAAAAAGCAACGAAAAAGACGAAAAAACATGACTTGGCTATATCAAAATAATACCATAACAGAATTACCCGAAGATTGTGTAGGCTTTGTTTATATCATTACTAACAAAATAACAAATAGAAAATACATTGGCAAAAAATTGGCAAAATTTAGTAAAACGACCTACAAGACTGTAAAGTTAAAGAACGGCACAAAAAAGAAAAAGAAAATTCGAAGCAAAATAGACAGCGACTGGCAAGATTATTATGGCTCAAACGAACAATTGAATAAAGATGTAGTACAACTAGGCACAGAAAATTTTATAAGAGAAATACTTTATTTTTGTAAATCTAAAGCAGAATGCAGTTACATTGAGGCAAGAGAACAATTTTCAAGGCGAGTTTTAGAAACAAACGAATATTATAACGGGCATATACAAGTCCGTGTCCATGGCTCACACATATTAAAATCTTAAGGCACTTTTAAGCGGTAAAGGCTCAGCGTAGGCTAATTTCTTATGCCCAATACCTGGATCTCGGATCGCAGGGAACGGAAAACTCTCGCCGCTGTGAGTACTCAACCACTACCCGAAAGGATGAGGATCGCTACTAAGCCCTGCGATTTGGTTGTTTGAAGAGGATTGAATAGGCAAAAAGAAGGGTAATTCCCTAACGGACATATAGGTGATAGCATGCCTAGATGCTCCTGCCGTCGAATAAAGACGCTGCTCGTGGTACCGGTCGACCGCCACTGTAATGCAGTAATGCTATGTGACTGTGCAACTCAGATGATGTTCAGTTATTTTTTTGCCCTGCTCGGGCAAAGAGTGACCACTTAATCTAGATGATATATCTCTCTTAACTATCTAAATATGCTTCGAGTCCTTAGACGAAGAAGCATACGAACGCAGTTCGTTTATAAATAGTGATATAGAGTGGATAAAATTATGCCTTTAACTTTTTCTCAAAGATTAATTGTAGAAGAAAAATTAAACGAAAGCCGAATTCTCTTAGAGAATATATGCCGAGGTTTGACTGAAGAACAAAATACAATAATTAAAAGAATACATAGAGAGTTTTTACCTTTAATTGAAGCAACATTAACTACAGATCAAATATCTCAATTATTTAAAAATGTAGAGCAATCAGCAACTGCTAGTGGATCTAACAGAACTGGATTGGGAAAAGCCGTAGATGTTGCAAAATTGCCTGTCCAAGCAGTTCAAAAAGTTAACGATATTATTAACAAAGCAGGGCAGTGGGCGCAAAACACTAAACCTGTACAGGCGTTTGATCAAAAATTTGAAGAACTAAAAGCAAAGATTAGTTCTAAGTTTCCAAATTTAACTCAAAACTTAACTCAAGCAGGAGAATGGGCTAAAGCAAATCCTGGAAAAACCGCAGTAATTATTGGTGTATTAACTGCTGTGGCATCATTAGCAGGAGGACCTTTAGGTGGTGCTATCGCAGGTCAAATACTGAGAGGCACTACTGAATTAATGAAAGGTGAAAAACTTTCGACTGCAATTGGCAAGGGTGCTAAAGCAGCCGCAGTTGGTGCTTTAGCCGGTTGGAGTATTGATAAAATTGGAGATTTCTTAGGCAGTGGGTTAAAAATGGTTGCTGATAACTTATTTCCTGGGGCACGTAGACTTAATCTTTCCTTTATGGTTAGTGGTACGGGACCTTCTACATTTCAAAATTTACGAGATGTAATAGGCAAACCTGAAGATTTAGAACCTATACGTGGTGCATGGAATCAAGCAGCAGAGGCTTGGAGGAACGGTCAATATAGTCAAGCAGAAGCATTGTTTCAGCAGGCAAAAGATGCAGCAGCCAAATTAGCCGATCCTGGTTATGCTGCTCAATTAGCACAAGATGAAAATGCAAGACAAGCAATTGTAGATGGTGCTAAAAGTGTAATGGCTGCGTCTGACGCTTTGGCAGTGGCTGCACAAGGCGCTGTTACAGGTGCGGTTGGAAATCAAAAACCAACGCAGCAATCAACGCCGGAAAGTTTATCTTTTCAACAAATTAAAAAAATATTCTATACTGTAGATAGAAAATATCTAGTTCAAGAAGGTATTGCAGATACAATTAAACAATTTGGTTCAAATTTAACTACTAAAATTACCGCCGATAAGTTAATGAAAGCATGGAAGGCGGCAGGAAGTCCGACAGACAGCAATGCTATTGCTGATATTTTAAAAAATGCCGGAGTTGACGATTCTATTATTTCGTCAACTTTTCAATCTATGAATATTGCATCAACTCAATCTTCACCGGTATCTCAAACATCAAGTCAGCCATCTACAAAACTTACTGTGGCTCAAATTAATCAAGCAATTAAAATTTTAAGATTACGAGATTTACAAAGTATTCAAAAAACAGTAAATAACGTATTATCGAAGAGATCTAATCAACCTACTACTCCTTGAAGGATATAAAATGCGTATTGAAGAACTTATTATTGAAAACCAACAACTTGATGAACTAACAGCAGCGCAAGTCGGACAAGGAATTGGTAGAGCTGCTACTGCTACTGGTACAGCATTAGGTGCAACTGCTGGCGGAGCAGTTCAAGCAGGTAAAAATTTCTGGCAAGGAGTAAAGCAAGGTTGGCAATCAGGAAAAAGTTCAGTCGGCGGTGGAGCAGCACCTGCTGCGGGAACAGCACCTACAACTGGGGCAGCACCTGCAACAGCACCTGCTGCGGGAACAGCACCTACAACTGGGGCAGCACCTGCTGCGGGAACAGCACCTGCTGCGGGAACAGCACCTGCTGCGGGAACAGCACCTGCTGCGGGAACAGCACCTGCTGCGGGAACAGCACCTGCAACAGCACCTGCTGCGGGAACAGCACCTACAACTGGGGCAGCACCAAAAGTTACCGTAACACAAATTAATCAAGCAATACCAACTTTAAGAACAAGAGATTTGCAAAGTGTTAAGAAAAATGTAGACGCTATTGTTGCAAAGAAAAGCAGAGGAGCAGCGCCTGCAACTGGAGCAGCACCTACAACAGCGCCTGCAACTGGGACACCTAATTTACAAGTACAACAAGGTGGTAAGAAGAAAACTGCTGCCTTGTTACAACCTAAACAACAAGCAGTTCCTGAATCAAAATTTTACAGTAAATTTTTAAATATGGACATTTAAAAGAAAGGTAGTCCAGTTTTTTTAGTTGTTTCTAAATTATCTTCAATGATTTTAGAAATTAACATTCTTTCTTCTTGACTAAGTTCATAGGCTTCAGATAAAGTTATTCCGCCCCTCATGTACCAACAAATTTTGTAAAGTTCTGATTTTAAGGCTTTTGTATCTTTATCGTATTCTTTGATAAACTTATCAATACCTTCAACGTCTAGATACAAAAGCCTTAGACGAAAAAAGTTGATGGGTCAAACACTAGTGGTACTTCAATTTTATCTTCTGTGTAACCTTTATCTTTAATATCTTGCGGTGTTGTAATAGTTAAATTGGGAACAGCATTGTTGGCTTTTTGTGTTTCTAAAAAATTTTGTATTGTATTAAACATTTGTTTGTCAATGTTATTAACAAATTCTTTTATATGTTGAGGATTGTCAGTACTACCGGCTGATGAATCAATTTTATAAACACTATTTTGAACAATACTAATTGTTACTTCAGTTAGTTTATTAAAACTTTCTTTAAACGCTTTTATTTTTTCTTCTTCAGAAATTTCATCATTGCCTACAATTGACATTATTTTTTGAGTTTCAAAAGATTTTAATGCTGCTTCTGAAATATGTTTATATGTTAATGGTTTTACAAAAACAGTTAAATTATCATTAATAGATATAGCATCTTCCCAAGAAATTTTTGCATATAATGAATCTAAAACTTGTCGTAGGTCAACATTACATGTAAATTCGTTTTCTCCTACTGTAATAGGAGTTTCCATAATTTCACCGTAGGTTGCTAATCGTAGTCCAATTAATATTATATCTAAATCAATAGCCGGAATATGCCAAGCATTTTTTATGTGTGGCATACAATTTTGAATTACATCAACCACTGCTTGACCGCTCATAACAGCATCCGGAATTTTTAACATTAACTCATCTCTAGCAGTCATTGAATAAACAGGATATTCTCCTGTTTCGGTTACTTCTAAACTTCCATTAGGCCAAAATTTACCTTGGCTAGGTAATTTAATATAAATCTTTGGCTGACGCATAAATGCAGCCAAAGGATTCGGTGTAATTTTTAGTGGATCAGATGTCATTTTAATCTCCGATAAATAAACTGATAAACCCGGATAAACTATTTATCTACTAATTTAACTCATAAAAAACAATGGCTGACGTAACAGGAACAATTGGCAACGAATACGTTGAATTAAACAACGCAGCAACAGAAGCGACTTTGCGGGCATTATTAATGGCCGTTACTTCTGCAAATAAGCAGAATGTTTCCGAAATACGACGACTTGCAGAAAAAACAGGTGCTGCCAGTGCTGGAGGAGCAACAGTTGACCCCGGAGCAGTGCAATCAGTTAATACTGGATTAATGGGGATAGGTCAAAAAGTTGGAGGATTTGCTGCCAGTGTCGTTAGTGCCGGTATTAATGTAGGAAAGGCTTTAGGAGATTTTGGAGGAAAATTATTAGAAGGACAAGCACAAACTAGCGATCTTTTAAAAGCATTTACAGCATTGCCCGGTCCTATAGGAAAAGTAGCAGAAGGTTTTAGATTAATACAATTATACCAAGAACAAAATTTTAAAACATTTCAACAAATTACCAGTGTCGGTGTAAATTTTGGAGGAGAACTAACTGCGGTAAGGTCAGCAATGGCTGCGATGCGACTTACCCAAGAAGAATACGTTGCATTTAATAAGGCTAACTCACAAAATTTAGCAAAAATGGGTTCCGATGTAAACAACGGTGCTAAAAATTTTAAAGAACTTTCCAACGCACTTCAAGAAGGTGAAACTGGTATAAGATTAAAAGCATTGGGATTTACAGCAGCAGAAGTTAACAGCGGTTTAGCAAGTTTTGTCAGTGCGTCTGGTGGTAGAAGTCGTCAAGAAATGCAAAACACAGCGGCTCTTGAAAAAAGTGCAAAAGCGTATTTAGAACAATTAGATGCATTAGCAAGATTGACAGGTGAAAGTAGAGAAGAGCAAGAAGCACAGGCAAAAGAACGAGCAGCGAACGCTGCCTTACAAAATCATTTATCTACATTAAGTGTAGAAGAAAGAGCAAAAGCAGAAGCAGCATTGGCTCAGGCTCGACAACGAGGAGGCAAGGGAGCAGAACAGGCGTTAATGTCGAGAATATTAGGATTGCCTCCTATGACAGGTCCTGCTAAAAAGTTTGAAGCATTTGCTACTAATGCAGGAGAAGTACTAGGAAAATATGCAGACACAGTTAAAGATAAAACAAAAACTATTGATGATATTGGAAAATTAGGCGCTTCATTACAAGGTGCGTTAATAAAAGACGTTAAAGACAAACAAGAAGTATTAAGAGTATTATCTTTACAACAAGGTGAAAATGCTGAAATAGCAACTGATTTATTAAAAATTCAAAATAGATCAACTATGCAAGGCATTGAAACTGAAGAAGATGCCCAAGCACAAGAAGAACGAATAAGAAAAGAACAATTAGCACAACAAACTGGATCTCAAGCAAGGACTCAAGCCACATTTCTTCAATCTATGGAAGAAATAAGAAAATCTCTGATAGATAAATTTATAAATCCAATTGTTCAACTAGTTGAACCTGTATTGAACAGATTTGGAAATTTTTTAAAAGATGTTCTTGTTCCTAAAATTGAACAGTTAGGGAATTATCTCAATAATGAAATAATTCCCATGTTTAAAAAAATGTGGACTACTGTTAGTGAAATGCTTGAACCTTGGTTAAGTGCAGCAGGTGTCGCTTTAGAAATTTTATGGGGCATTGTAACAAGAGTTGGAGAGTTTATTGGCGGTGCATTTAAACTATCTTTTGAAGCATTAAAAGTTGTGGTAGATCTCCTAAAAGAACCTTTTGAATTTTTAGGAAATAAAGTTAAAAGTGCATTAGAAGGATTTCAAAAGTTAGATGCTGCATTAGGTGGAAGTTTAACTAATGCAATTGCTGGGGTAGTAACTGGATTACTTGGACTTAAAGCCATTTTAATGGCAAAAGAATGGTTAGATGCAAAAAAAGCAGCAGGAGCAGCAGGAGCAGCAGGTCCTGGAGGTGGTGGAACTGGCGGAGGTGGATTGTTAACTAGACGCGGTTATAGTCCTGATAAACCACTTTTTGTACAACTTGTAGGAGGATTTGGTGGAAGAGGCAGAGGAAGGGGAAGAGGCCGAGCACCTACTGCTGGAGGCGGACCTAGACCAGGTGGCGCCCCTGCTGTTAGTACACCTCCCAGCCCACCTGCAGGAGGCGGCGGAGCAACAGCCGCTAGAGCGGCAACTACTGCCGCAGCCGGTGCCGGTACGACAGCAGCAACCGCAGCAGGATCTGCAACGGCTGGCGCAGGCGCGGGTGCAGGCGCCACAGGCGCTGCTGGTTCAAAATTTAGTGTTCCAAAACGATTTTTAGATATTTTGAAAACTGTGAGAGGTGTGCCCGGACTAGCAGCCTTAGTTGGTGCTTTAGATTTAGTAAACATTGGATTAAGCAAAGGTCAATATCCAGATGAAAGTGCATTCTATGCAGATATAGCCAAGTCAATTTCAAGTACAGCCGGCGGTGTCGCCGGAGGGGCATTAGGTTCAGCACTAGGATCATTAGTTTTACCTGGTATTGGAACGATTGCCGGTGGCGCAGCAGGTTGGATGATTGGAGCATATGGAGGAGATTGGTTTGCTGGTAAAGTTGTAGATTACTTAAAAGCAGGTAAAGAAAAAGTTCCAATGGCTGCTGGGGGAATTGTAACTAAACCTACTAATGCCCTTATTGGAGAAGCAGGACAACCAGAAGCAGTATTACCTTTAGATAGATTAGGAGAAATCTTACAAAATTATTCAACAGGTCCGACACAAAATTCATCTGCTGCTGCTCAAAAATTGCCCGGAGATGTTAGTTCTACTTCAGATGTGTCGTGGGAAAGTTTACATAATGAGTTACAACGATTAAATAATATATCGTCGGAAACCTTAAAATATATTAAAGAAACAGCCGAATATTCAAGGAGAACTGTTGATGCGACTCGCGCTCTAAGCGGCGATCTTTTTAGCATGTAAAAATTATGTCTTGGAAAAAATACTTCACTCCTGTTAATACTTCTGGTGCGTTAAGTCCAATAAATGGATCAAATGCATCAAGTTTATCATCAACACCCGCACATAGAAATTATTCTAGTTTTTTGCCAGATGTTTATTCTGGTCATCCGAACCGTTTAGAAAGATATGGGCAATACGACACTATGGATGCAGATAGTGAGGTAAACGCTGCATTAGATATTTTAGCGGAATTTTGCACACAACAAAACGAAGAAAACGGTACACCATTTAGAATATTTTTTAAAGAACAAGCCACAACTACAGAAGTAACAGTTATTAAAAAATACCTTCAACAATGGTCAAAACTGAATAAATTTCAAAAAAGAATATTTAAAATTATTAGAAATGCATTCAAATATGGTGATGTATTTTTTGTAAGAGATCCAGAAAATCAAAGTTGGATGTATGTTGATCCGGCAAAGGTTGACAGTATTATTGTTAACGAAAGCGAGGGTAAATTACCTGAACAATATCTAATTCGAGATTTTAATCCTAATTTACAAACATTGGCAACAACTGCTATTAATCCTAGTAACGTAACAGGCGGTGGAAGTCAATATGCCAGCGGTTATGCAGGTAATAATGCAGGTGTTGGTATGAGTAGGGGCATGACCGGTGCGTATCCTACAAATTTAAATGCCAATAGATTTCAAAAAAATGAACAGCAATATGCTATAGATGCAGAACATGTTATTCATATCAGCATGAGTGAAGGATTAGATAATAACTATCCTTTTGGTACTAGTTTGTTAGAAGCAATTTTTAAAGTATATAAACAAAAAGAATTGCTTGAAGATGCTATTATTATCTATCGAATTCAACGAGCACCGGAGCGTAGGGTATTTTATATTGACGTTGGAAACATGCCAAGTCACTTAGCAATGGGGTTTGTGGAAAGAGTAAAAAATGAAGTAAACCAAAGACGCATCCCAAGTGTCACTGGCGGGAGCCAAAGCGTAATAGATGCCGGATATAATCCACTTTCAATTAATGAGGACTATTTTTTCCCACAAACAGCAGAAGGTCGAGGTAGTAAAGTTGAAGTATTACCTGGGGGCACTAATTTAGGAGAAATTGATGATCTTAAGTATTTTACTAATAAGTTGTTTCGTGCTTTACGGATTCCTAGCAGTTATCTACCTACTGGTCCCGACGACGGAGGATCTAACTTCAATGATGGTCGAGTTGGAACAGCATACATTCAAGAATTACGATTTAACAAGTATTGTGAGAGATTACAAAGTTTAATTAACGAACATTTCGATAATGAATTTAAATTGTATCTTCATAACAAAGGAATTAATGTCGACAGCAATATTTTTGAAGTAAAATTTAATCCTCCTCAAAACTTTGCAAGTTATCGTCAAGCAGAAATGGATGGAGTTAGAATGACTAACTTTACCAATGTTTCTCAAATTCCTTATTTGTCAAAGAGATTTGCTTTAAAGAGATTCTTAGGATTATCTGCTGAAGAAATGGCCGATAATGAAAAACTTTGGAAAGAAGAAAATGTTGATGAAGATGTAACATTATCAGCAGGTGCAGAATTGAGAAGTGTAGGTATTACTGCTTCGGGAATGGGCAGTGATATGTCGGCTTTATCTAATGCTACTACTCCACCGACAGCGCCTGCAGAAGGAATGCCATCTGAACAGCCACCTGTTGAACCAGCACCACCGGCATAAATATTATCATGTTTTTAAGAGAATTCATTTATTTTGATAAAAAGAATGCAGAAATGCAGGAAGATCCTCGATATGAATCTTCCAAAGACACTAGCGTCTTAAATCCTGATGATTTAAGAAAAACTAGATTAACTCTTAGAATGTTAAACGAATTAAGAAAAGCAGGCGATGCAAGGGAAAAAGAAAGAAAAGAAGATTTGGCACTGGTAAGAAAAATATATGCTGCACCTCCACCTGAAGCAGCACCATAAAAATAATTTTTTTTAATTTTTTAGGTCAAAAATTGCTATTTTTGGCCTATTTCGTCTGCATTTTTTTAATATTTTTTAAATAATAACACAGCCTTGCCGCAACCAAAATAAGGAGAATATTTGCAATGTCTAAAAAGTTTGAAGAACTTGTAGACTTAGTCGTCAACGAAGAAATGGATAAAGCCCACGAACTTTTTCACGAAATCGTTGTTGAAAAGTCTAGAGAAATTTACGAAAATTTAATTGCTGAAGAAGCAGAAGACGACGTTGAAGAAGGTATGACGGACGACGATGTCGAAGAAGGAATGGAAGACGATGTCGAAGAATCTGCCGAAGATGATGTCGAAGAAGGAATGGAAGACGATGTCGAAGAATCTGCCGAAGATGATGTCGAAGAAGGAATGGACGACGCCGAATTTGAAGATGCTTACGACATGGACGAAGGAGACGACGACGTAGAACCTTCTGGATTAGAAAAAACTGGCGATTTTGAAAAAGAAATTTCTGCTGACGAACCTGGTTCTGAAGAAGATGCCATGTCAGGAATTAAAGATGCTATTGCTGAACTAGAAGCAGCCTTTGCTGAATTAGAAATGGCAAAAGGTGGAGAAATGGGCAGCATGGATGACATGGGTGACATGGGCGACGCAATGCCCGGTGACGATAAGCCAGAAGATCTAAAAATGGGGTTTGCTGAAGGCAAACGCATGACCCGTGAATATGTTGAAAAAGTTGGTAATGATTGGGACAAAAATTCCATGAAAAGCCAAGGTCAATATGTCGGAGCAGGAACAGGTGATAAAGATGGTGCTCCAGTAGAAGGCCGTAGCCCAATTGCATCCGGTAAAAACAAACCAGGTCCTGCAGGTGTTAATGCAGGAAACCTAGTTCAAGGTGGAGTTGAAGGACAAAGTAATACTGGAACAAGTCCTGGCAAAGTTAATCATGGTGTTGTAAAAGCATCCGGTGAAAAGTTTGACAAAGGACAAGGAAATGTTCCTGGCGGAAAAATGGGTGTTAAAAACCTAAGCAAAGTCGCAGGTGGACACGGTGCCGAGAGGAAGGGCGCAGGTCCAGGTCCAGTAGGTTCCGGAACAGGCGACAAAGCCGGTCAAACTAGCATTGATCCTGCAACAAGCAAGCAATTCTTAAAGCCATATAGCAAGTAATTAGAGAACCTGGATGAAATTTGCATATTTAAAAGAACATTTAAGTTTTGATCAGTCCGGTATCATAATGGAGTCGGACGACAAAGATGGCAAAAATCTTTATTTAAAAGGTATTGCTATCCAAGGAGGTATTCGAAATGCTAATCAACGAGTATATCCTGTTGACGAAATTGAACGTGCAGTTAAAACTTTAAATCAACAGATCGAAAGTGGTTATAGTGTTCTTGGAGAAGTAGATCATCCAGATGATCTTAAAGTTAATTTAGACCGTGTTAGTCACATGATTATGAACATGTGGATGGACGGTCCTAATGGATACGGTAAGTTTAAAATCTTACCAACCCCAATGGGCAACCTTATTCGCACAATGCTTGAAAGTGGTGTAAAACTTGGCGTCAGTAGTAGAGGCAGCGGCAACGTTGACGATATGACTGGCAAAGTATCTGACTTTGAAATTATTACTGTGGATATAGTTGCACAACCTAGCGCCCCAGGTGCTTATCCGACTCCTGTTTATGAGCATTTGATGAACACTAGGGGAGGAAATAAAGCATTTAGAGTTGCTACAGAAGTAAAAGAAGATCCAAAGGCCCAAAAATATCTTAAGGAATCACTCCTTAATATTATTAAAGGTCTAAAATAAGCCCGAGGAGAAATATAAATGTTGGACGCATTCAAAAAATTGGTTGAAAGTGGGTTAATTAACGAAGACGTTAAGTCTGAGTTAGAAACTGCTCTTGCCCAAAAATTACAAGAGAATCGCGACCAAGTAACCGCTGAACTTCGTGAAGAATTTGCTCAGAAGTACAATCATGATAAACACATTATGGTTGAAGCAATCGACAAAATGTTAAGCGACAGATTGGCCGCAGAAATGGCCGAATTGCATGAAGACAAAAAGGCTCTAGCAGAAGCAAAATCAGCATATCTTTCAAAGATGAATGAGAATGCTAAAAAGCTAGAAGGATTTGTAATCAAACAACTCGGTAAAGAAGTAGTAGAATTTCAAAATGATCGCCGTAAGGTAGGTGAAAATTTTGAAAAATTAGAACAGTTTATTGTACACGCACTTGCTAAAGAAATTAAAGAATTTGCGGTCGATAAACAAGATTTAGCAGAAACAAAAGTTAAACTTATTCGTGAAGCGAAATCTAAATTTGAAGAACTCAAAACTGCATTCATTAAACGTTCCGCAAAAGTTGTTGAAGAGGCTGTGACTAAGAAACTTACTGCTGAAATTACTCAGCTTAAGGAAGATATTGACAGTGCTCGTAACAATGATTTTGGAAGAAGAATTTATGAAGCATTTGCACAGGAGTATGCCGGTTCTTACTTAAATGAAAAATCTGAAACAAGCAAATTGTTAAAGATTATTCAAAAGAAAGAACAAGAACTAGCAGAAGCAAAACAGGCTGTTGAAGAAAAGTCGACTTTAGTAGAATCTGCACAACGTGAAATTCGCGTTACTAAAGATCTAATGGAGCGCAAACAATTAATGGCCGAATTAATGTCACCACTTAGTGGTGAAAAAAGAGGGGTAATGCAAGAATTGTTAGAAAGTGTTCAAACACCAAAACTACGTTCTGCATTCGACAAATACCTACCCGCAGTAATGGAAGGCGCAAAAACAAAAGTAGAAAAGAAAACTACTTTAACAGAAGGGACTGCTGTAACAGGCAACCGTGAAGTAAAGCCCGAGGTAGGCTTAGATAACATTGTAGATATCCGCAAATTGGCGGGTCTATCAAAATAAATTCAAGGAGAAGACTTAAATGTCAAAACTTTTAAATGAAAGATGGTCAGAGACCAAAGAAGCTCTGCTTGAAGGCCTACAAGGTAACCGTAAAGCTTCTATGGGCGTTTGCCTAGAAAACACACGTCGTTACTTAGCAGAGTCTGCAACAGCAGGTGCAACAAGTGCTGGAAATATTGCTACACTAAATCGTGTCATTCTTCCAGTTATTCGTCGTGTTATGCCAACAGTTATTGCTAACGAAATCATTGGTGTTCAGCCAATGACAGGACCTGTTGCACAGATCCACACTCTACGTGTTCGTTATGCTGACGGTGTTGGTTCTGGTGATGTTGTGACAGCAGGTGAAGAAGCACTAAGCCCATTCAAGATTGCTCAAGCATATTCTGGAAATAACGCTTCTGCAGGCGGCGCAGCAACAACTGCCGCTCTAGAAGGTACACCAGGTAAGCGTATGAGCATTCAAATCTTAAAGACACCAGTCGAAGCTAAGTCTCGTAAACTAAGCGCACGCTGGACCTTTGAGGCTGCACAAGATGCACAAGCACAACAAGGTATTGATATCGAAGCAGAAATTATGGCTGCTCTAGCACAAGAAATTACTGCTGAAATTGACCAAGAGATTTTAACAAATCTACGTGCTCTAGCAAGTGTTGAAGAAACATACGACCAGGCTTTAGTTTCTGGTACTGCTACATTCGTTGGTGACGAACATGCTGCTCTAGCAATTCAAATCAACCGTGTAAGTAACTTAATTGCTCAAAGAACACGTCGTGGTTCTGCTAACTGGGCAGTTGTTTCTAACCAGGCTCTAACAATTCTACAGAGCGCAACAACCAGTGCATTTGCACGTACAACAGAAGGCACATTCGAGGCTCCAACAAACACCAAGTTCGTTGGTACTCTAAATGGTGCAATGCGTGTTTATGTTGATGCATACATGAGCGACACAAACGACAACAACCAAATTCTTGTTGGTTATAAGGGTTCTAGCGAAGCAGACGCTGCTGCGTTCTATTGCCCATATATTCCTCTAATGAGTTCTGGTGTTGTTCTAGATCCAGCAACATTCGAGCCAGTAGTTGGCTTCCTAACACGTTACGGATATGTTGAGTTAACAAACACAGCATCTTCTCTAGGTAACGCTGCTGATTACTTAGGTAAGGTTGCAATCACAAGTGCAAACGTAAGTTTCAAGTAATCAACTACTTGATTTTTACACCATCAAAACCCGCTTCGGCGGGTTTTTTATTAAATACAGAGTCTAGAGTATTATGCGGAGGTCCAACCGCGTATGGCCTAGAACGCCAAATATAAGGAGAAAAACAAATGGGACGTCCTATTAAATCAAAATATTTCGGAGTACCTAAAGGAACAGGTACAGGTGGTGAAGGTGTTAGTTTAGTTACACTTGGAACAAACCCTGAATCTACATTAACAGTTACCGTTGTTTTCAGTGCACCGGACTTGCCGGGCGGAACAACTGCTGCTGGTACTGCTGTAAAAACTGGAAACACAGTAACAAGCGTAACAGTAGATTCTGCAGGATCTGGATACCTAACAGTACCATCAGTTTCGTTTACTGGAACTAGTATGAGTGTTATTGGAAGTGCAACTGCTACATTAACAACTAGCGTAAGCAACGTTATTCGTGCTACTGCATTTTTAACAGGCGGTTCTGCATTAGTTGCAGACATCGACGAACAGGTAGCAAGTAAAAAATACCGTGTTCAAACAGCAAATGGTACAGATGTAGCAAGATTAGTCAGTACTAATACAGATCAACTAGTTGCAGGTCAGATGAATATTCTTGCAACAGATGGAAATGGAAGTACTTATTGGGTTAAAAAATTAACTGCCCGCAGAGCCGTAGTTGTTCAATCTACAGCCAGTGGAAGTTTTGTCTTTAACAGCGGTGCTTCTGTTGGATGGAATTTAGATGCAGCAAACAGTACTGATGTCTTAGTTGACAATCATTGATGTCTAGTTAAATCTAAATTAATAGGGGGCTCGCCCCCTATTTTTTTATACAGGTAAATAGTAGTATGACATCAAATTGGGCTTTACCTACAAACATCATTCAATATTCCGAAGAAGATAGTGAAACCTCTCATGTTCAATGGACTGAAATTGACAACTTTTATAGTTTAAAAAATTTAGACGGTAAATTTGTTAAAACTCAAAGAGACTTATTACACATTGCTCGTGATCCAAAAAAAGATTTAGTTGAAAAAACATATTTTTTAAAGTTAACCGGATTTAATTTTATCAATATTCCGTCGAACATATCAGGTTTTGAAGTAAAAATTACAATGAATAGATTCGGTAGAATAACTGATGATACCATTCAATTGTGTCTCAATGACAAATTAATTGGAGATAATAAAGCAAATTTAGATTTAGCACCAATTAAAATTTATGGAAACGAAAATGACTTATGGGAAACAAACATATCAAACTCAGGTGTTATTAACAATTCATTCGGAATTGTTTTAAGATTTATGAGTCATCCAAGATGGCCTCATAAAAATTCTGCAATGATAGACACGGTACAAATAAGAATCCATTAAAAATAAATACATCTGAGGATCGAATAAATGTCACTTACTAATGTATCAAATTATCCCGGAAATTATGTAATTAAGGCCCTAGACGGTTATGTATTAGTTTTTGTGCCGAATAGTAACATTATTTTACAATCTCCCAAAACTAGGGTGACGGGAGATCTGTTTGTTGATCAAAATGCCACAGTTGAAAGAGATTTAACTGTTAATAATAACTCTATATTCGGTAACACTGATGCTGATACAATTAACCCTATTGCACAGTTTATTAATAACTTAATTCCTCAAGAAGAAGAAACTTACGATATTGGCTCCCAAGAAAATTATTGGAATAGGTTATATGTAGGAAGTTTTTTGACTTTAGGAACAGGTACTACTTACAGAAACACAATTACTAATACAGAAAACGTTTGGAATCCGTACTTACCTTCACCACAAGGACGACCATACGATCCAAATGATGTTTACGGTACAAAAGAACAACGAGAACAAGGTGCATTATATATTGCTGGCGGTGTTGGTATTGAAAAAGATTTAAACGTCGGCGGATACATTTATGGTAGAATCGAAACTGCAAACACAACAACTTTCGTTGATTATACTGCAACAAATATAGATCAAGAACTAAAATTAATTTTCATTAACGAAGATCCTTCAAATCAAAGTGCAGTTTTTATTGATGAAATAGGAACTGAAGACGGATTAAATTATAATCCTTTCTTAGGAAGAATTACCACAGATAGAATAATCGTTGCTGAAACAGATCAAGCGACTAGTACTTTAACAGGTGCTTTGCAAGTTGTTGGCGGAGCTGGAATACAAAAAAATGTATTTGTCGGAGAAAATATTAATGTTGCTCAAGATGCTTATGTTGGCGGAAATGTAACAGCGACAAATGTATTACCTCAAGTAGATTCTACTGGTACAATTGGTCAAGAAAATAGGCAGTGGACAGACGGATTCATTGAAAATTTATACACTAAAATTATTAGATCCACGACAGGTAGTATACAAATTATACCAAAAGATCCTTTAACTGAGATTATTGGTGATATTAGAGTTCGTGGTACTAATCCAGTTGGTACTGCACCAGTAGTTACAAATACATTGTATGTCACTGTTGACGGAAATGATACCAATGACGGTCGTGCGCAAGATTCTAGCCGAGCATGTCGTACAATTGGAGGTGCATTAAACAGTCCGTATTATCAACCAGGTACACAGATTTTAGTCAGCGCCGGGCGTTATCTTGAAGATAATCCATTAAGATTAAAACCTTATACAAGTATTCGTGGTTCTGACATTAGAACTACATTTATTGAACCAATTAATAAAACACAAGATTTATTCCATGTAGATAGTGGATGTTATCTAAACTACATGACATTTTTAAATGGTCGAAGTGGATTATTAGAAGGCCCATATGCTCCTGGATTTAATAGAGGAGCCTATGCGACAGCGTTTCCTCCATTAGAAGGTGATAAACGAATTGATTTATTCCATTCTCCTTATGTACAAAACTGTACAAATCAGAGCGGACCTTGGTTGAAAGATGGAACATTATATCAACCAAATCAAACAGTTCAAATTCCTGAAGCAGTTGGCACTGGTACTTGGGTTAAGAACACCACAACTTTATTAGTTACAGTTACTACAGGAACTATTACTGCTGGAATGAGTATAAATTCAGGACAGCAAAATCCTGGATTCTTCAATGCTAGAACTTTAATGCTAGCAAATAAACCTTTCTTGCAAGAACAAGTTATTAATTGGATCTCTGATCAAATTACCACCAATATAGGAAATACATCAAGTATTTGGTGGAATACTGCAACGAATACATCATTTACTTATAGCCAAGAAAAGTGCAGAAGAGATGTTGGAATATTAGTTGAAAATGTTGCGTATGATGCAGCGTTCGGTGGAAACCAAAAATCAGTTGAAAGTGGCTTGGCATATTACAATGGAGTTGTAAGTTTAATCGCAGGTCAAGAAGCACAAACTACTGCTGCAATTAATTATCTTGGCACTTTAACACAACAAATAATTGTTAATTCTACTGCAACAGTTATAGGCAGTAACAATTATTCTCAAGTCATTAACTGGGTTTTAACTGGTGGAGAAATAGCAAGTCAGTCAATAGATAATTTGTTTACTATTATAACAGATATTATTAATGACGGGCCTGATGCAAAACCAGATTTATATCAAAGTACTGGACCTGATTCTGCATTTGTTAGCGCAGAAATATTAATGCAGGCTAACAGAAAGTTCATGCAAGAAGAAACTATCAATTATATTAATAATAACTTAATTGGTGCAAGTTTCCCTTATAGTGAAATAAAATGCCGCAGAGACACTGGATTAATTATTGATTCTATAGCGTTTGATATGCTGTATCCAACTGCAAATTGGAGTCAATCAACATTTGCTGGATTGCAATATTGGAAGCAACAAGATTTAACACCAACGATTGTAGATGAAATCAATACAACTACGCTGGCTATTTCTTACTTGAAAGAATTAGCAGGAAAAATTATTTTAAATATTACACCTGCAGATGATCTAATTCCTAGATATCAAACACTTGTTCCTCAGGTAACAACTACATATCAAGCAGCAACACTTAATGAAGTATCTATTATTAATAGTAGATTTGATGAAATTTTAGAAATTTTAAATGGTAAAACTACAGGTTGGACTGATATAATAGAATCAAATGGTAAACCTAGTAATTTCTTATCAGTACAAAATGCTACAAATAATTTAAGATCAAACATTGATTACATGGCCAATGAAGTTACTGCATACGTAGATTATGTAACTTCAGGAACAGGCTTTGTCTATAACACAGCAACTTGCCAGCGAGACGTTGGATATATTATTGATGCAGTTGCTTTTGATTTATTACACGGTGGTAATAGACAAAGTATTCAAAATGGACTTTATTATTATGGATTTAGTGTAACAACATCATCTGTTGAAGCACAGCAATCACAAACTATAGAAGCATTTGAATATCTATCTCTGTTAAGTAATCAAGTAATTCAAAATATTCCTGTAACACCAAAACAAAACAAAGTAAAGCAGGTGTTTACTCAAGTAACTGCTACAGTTTCTGAATCTGCAATATTAAATTCTGCAATTAATGTAATTAACGGAATTATAACTGGAACATCGGCAGTAGCATTACCTCCTCAATCAATTGCATTTACTGCTAGTACAGTGACAAATGTATTAGAAGCATTTGACAATCTTTATGCTAATAAAGAATTTTTAGTTGAAGAAGTTATTGCTTATATTGATCAAACATATAATCCAACTGCATTCAATTATGATGAAGCAAAATGCTACAGAGATATCGGGTTGTTAATTGATGCAGTAAGCCAAGATATATTATTAGGCGGAAATCAAAAGAGCGTTGAAGCCGGTCTTGCATATTGGAGTGCTGGTTATAATTATGTTTCGGGACAAGTTACTACAACTACATTGGCTATTAATTATGTGTCTTTCTTAAGCACTATGACCGCAGCCAACGAAGTAATTACACCTCAAACTAATACAGATGCTACTCAAGTAATTAATTTGTTCTTTGATTATGGATACGAATACGGTCCTCAAGAAGCAATTAAACGAAATTTTAATATCATAACAACAATTATCGAAAAAGGACCACAATATGCTCCTCCTGTGTATGCCGGTGGGGGCTTATTTGCACTTACCGGCTTAAATGGATCGGATGTTATAATCAGTCCACAGGTTACTGCGGTGTATACTGCATCTACTGGTACTTATTTGATTGGATTGAATACATCGACTGTAGGTTTTGGTACTAATGCTACTTTATATTTTGGTGATACTACAATATTCCCGTATACTGATGCAGAAGTTGAAAAATTAAGTTTTGAACTTACAGGAAACACAAGCACATGGAATCAAAGAAAAGTTGATACAATTGGATCCATGGGTGGAAGTTTAGTAGACGGCGCTGTAATTAGTGATCGCAGTCCAATTCAATCTTTTGTTTATGACGCCTTTACACAGGTAAATCAAGGTGGTAGAGGTATTCATATTACCAATGACGGATATGCTCAGTTAGTTTCTGTGTTTACAATTTTCTGTTCCGTAGGAGTTCAAACAGACAACGGAGGCATTGCAAGTATTGTCAACAGTAACGCAAACTTCGGAGACATTTGTTTGCTATCTAAAGGATTTGGTAAACGTAAATTTAGCGGAACTATTTACAACCCTCCAGGAAAAGCATTTGATACAAACACAGGCGCAAGGAATCCAGATTTTGATCAGTTTTTCCCTGACGGATATTGGCCAAAAGCAGCAAAAGTAGAAGTGTTTATTCCTGATTTAGCAGATAGGCCTCATATATCGTTAATTATGGAAGTAGAGCCTCCAGAAGGACATCTCAACGAACAATTGTTGCCTGGATTTTTAAATGCTGCTCCAAATAAATCTACATTAACAACAGGAACCATTGTTATTACAGATATAGATACAGAAGGAATTGCTATAGGAAATAGCCTCTATATCAGAGATCAAAACAATAATCGATTCTATGCAGATACCGGTACTGTGGTCACAGATGTAGGTTATAGAAGTGTTACATTGAACAAAGCATTAATTAGTGGCGGGGGAGACCCAAACAATCCTAATTTCTTTGATTTGTATTTCTGCGGTAACGCATACTATACAGTATTAAGCAGCGATGTAGCAGTTAATCCTAAAACAAACGGTATAAATTTACTTTCGACTGCTTCTACAGGATTGGTATACGATCAAGTTGAACCACATGCAGATGCTATTAGATTTTTAAACAGCCTAACATTAAAGGTAATTGATAATCAACCAATAACACCATTGAACACATCTACAACATATACTCCAGATCCTATGGTTAAAGGTGGTAGTCAGGCTGCAAACTTTATTAATCTACGTTTTGGTGAAATACTATCTATTTTAACTGCTACTAACGTGACATCAGCAGAAGCAATTATACCTGAACGATTGAGAAATAAAAAAGGAACTCAACCTCTTGGTGCAGGTAATGCTGCTACCTTAATTTCAAGGAATATAGAATTTTTAGCAGATGAGGTATCGGCATATACAACTAATACATATGCAGGAACGATATTTAACGGTATTTCTCAAAGTACATATGATATGATTGTAGAAAAATGTCAACGAGACGTTAAATTAATTCTAAGAAGACTAGTCTACGATCTAGAAACCGGAGGTAGATATAATTCTGTAATGTCGGGGTTAAGTTATTGGTCAAGAAATGGTACTCATCATTTAGTTGATTTAGGAGAAAACGTAAGAAGAACAGATTTATTCCCAGACGGTTCTACTATAAATTTCTATCAACGTAGTTACATGAGTGCTAGTGGATATGTGTTTGAATATGTTGGTGCAGGTGTAACTTATGGAGCATTACCACAAAGAGGCCGAGCAGATCCAGTTCAAGGAAAAGAAACAGTTCAACTAAGTGGCGGTAAAGTATTCTTTACTAGCACAGATCAAAACGGAGATTTTAGAATTGGTCCGGGATTAGTAATTAGTCAAGCAACTGGTGTATTAAGTGGTAGAACATTTACTAAATCTCTATTTGCAAATATGACACCGTTTATATTAGCAATCGAAGGCGGCGGAACATAAAGGAAAAATTATGGCATTAATTCCATTAAACACATTTAAAACAAAAACAGCAATATTAACTGATATTACTACAGCAACAGTTTACACAGCACCTGTTGGTGTAACTTCTATCGTATTAATGGCACAAATTTCTAATATTTCTACTACAACGCAATATGTTAATGTCAGTCATTATAGAAATTTACCAATTTTAGCCGATGCTCAAGGATTTGGATCACAACTTGCTAATACTGTATCACCATTAGTAAAAGATTTTGCAATTCCAGAAAACGATGCTGCTAGTGTATTAACAGGAAAATTAATTATTGAAAGTTTAGACAGTATTAGGGCTTCTGCATTAACATCTGGAACTTGTCAGTTAATTTTAAGTATACTTGAAACTGCTAATGAATAATATTTAGAGACTTATTATGCCAAGATTATTAAGTGGATCAACATTAAGACGTGGTGGAAGCGGAGAATTTATCGATCTAAAAGGAGCGATGCCTCAACTCCCACCAACAGAAACTATTGACACAGGATTTACTATTGTTACTGATAGTTTATTAAGAACTACTTATAGATCAAGTCTTGGGTTTATTGAATTTAATACTGCTAGCATGAGAAGTGCATTGCCTGAGGGTGTAATTAGAGTATTGCAAACAGGGTCAACGTACTATTCAACTTCTACTCAAAGTGCAACACTGGTCGTCGAAGGAAGCCTTGGTGTTGGCTTAAACATGCATGTTGGAAAAGATTTAGTAGTTAATAAATTACAAATTGGTGCAGGATGGAATATTGAAAATGAATTTCAAGGTTGGAACAACATTGTATTCAAAGGAACAGCAACAACACCAGGTAATGATTTTAATAATGGACAACAGGTAATTGCTATCGGTCACGGCACTGTAGATGGACTAGAAACTGCAAACAAAGTTATAGCAATAGGTAGATATGCAGTTAGTTCAGGTACAGATATTAATAATATTATTGCCATAGGTGACAGTGCATTAAAAGAAATTGGAGTGTTGCACGAACAATTTATTGGAAATATTACTTCGGCAACAAATACTAATCCGGTGATAATTGAAGTAATTGGGCATAATGTTGTTACTGGTACACATGTTCTTATAGAAAATGTTGTGGGAATGACCGAACTCAATAATAATGATTATTGGGTAGATGCAGTTAACAATAATGAATTAGCATTATATACAAACAACATTTTATCTACTTCGTTAAACGGAACTGGCTTTTCATCGTATGTCAGTGGCGGTACTGTTGGAAAAATTTTACAAAGAAATAACAACATTGCAATAGGAAATAGTGCTGCTGAAAAATTAATAGATGGAACAAAAAATTTCTTCTTTGGTGATAAGATTGCTAAAAATTTAATAACAGGTTCTAACAATCTGTTTATAGGCAGTGATGTTGCACAAAATATTACCGAAGGAAGTGGTATAATTTCTATTGCAAGCGACAACTTAGTAGACAAGCGAGATAATCAAATTGCTATTGGTAGTGTATTCTATTATGATGGAACAGGTACTACTAATATTAATGCAAATGCAGAAATTGGTATTGGAACACAGTCGACAGGAACAACTTCCGGAGGTTTAAGAGTAATAGGTGGTGCAGCGGTTCAAAGAAATCTATTTGTTGGTGAAGAATTTAATGTTTTTGGAACTAGCACATTTTATAAAAATTTAATTCCAGGAAATTCTACAGTAAATCTTGGAACAGCAAACAATCCGTTTAATAGTTTATACTTAATTGGATCAACTCTTTATCTAGGAACAGTAACACTAAAGTCGTATAACTCTACTGATTTTACTATAGAAAGTCCGTCAGGTTATGTTACACAAACAGTTGGAAATTTATTTTTAAATTCTGGCGTTATTTCGACTACATCAAATAACGGAAGTTTAGTAGTTACTGGAGGCGTTGGGATTAGTGGAGGACTTAATGTCGGTGGTACATCTGATGTCGATATAAGTCCATCTGGTGCAACTGTTACTATTAAGCCTTCTGCAGGCGGAACAGTTGATATCAGACCAAATGCAACTGGAAACATCGATAATATTGTTATTGGAGCAAATGATCCCGATTCTGCATATTTTACAAGTTTAGAAAGCGGTACTGTTAATGTAACTTCTTCAGCAACTTCAACTTCTACAACAACAGGAGCGTTAACAGTTGCAGGCGGAGTAGGAATAAGAGGCGATGTGTATTCAAGAACCGGGCATCCCGACGAAAACTTACTACTTTACACTCCGAAGTCTGAAGTTTCAACAACTGCTCCATTAAATCCAAGAATTGGAGATTTCTGGATAGATCCAACAGGACCGTATGTTTTACAGTATGTTAAAGACGGGTCTAACAGAATTTGGGTTCAAATTACGTAAGGAATAAAAATGCCATTAGGTTTCCCATCAAATCCTCAAATCGGAGATACCTATGTAATAGGTAGTACAACATATATCTGGAACGGTACGGCTTGGTTAATTTTAAGATCAAATGTTAGTGCATCTACGGTTAATTCTACCGGAACTATTATTACAACATCAAATTCTCAATCTGTTAATACAACTAGTGGTGCATTAATAGTATCCGGCGGAATAGGTGCCGGCGGAAATTTATACATTGGCGGAAATATTGTTTCAACTTCGACAAATTCGACAATCATATACTCAAGTGGAAGTTTTGAAACTTTGTATGTAACAAGCGGAATTCCATCAACTAATACATCATCGGGTGCTCTAGTAGTTACTGGTGGTGCTGCAATTAGCGGAGATCTATATTTAGGTGGAATTTTGTATTCTGGCGGTCAACCAGTATTAACTAGTTCTACTTTTGCAGAAGGATTCCAAGACGGTGATGACATAGATATCGTTACTGAATCTACAGGAACTATGACGTACCTGATTATTAATAATATTTCTACATTACAATCAGTAACTGATCGAGGAAATTCTACTACAAATATAATTAAAGTCTTAAACACAACAAACAGTACAACTACTGATACTGGAGCGTTGATTGTATCAGGAGGTATTGGTTTAGGTGGAAGATTAAATGCCGAATCAATTCAAATTGCAGATGCAGTTCTTGATTCTACAAAAACTTTGGTAAATACAGATGATCCGACAATAATAGATAGTTATAACACACAGCAGTATAGAGGAGCGAAATATTTAATTCAAATAGATGAGGGCACTGGATCAGGAGCAGATTTCGAATTAATTGAAATTTTATTAGTAGCAGATAACAATGGAAATGTCTTTGCAACTGAATATGGTGTAGTCACCTCGAATGGATATTTAGGAAATTTTGATACAGAATTTGTGGGTGGTGTTGTTAATTTGTATTTTACTGCAAATACAGCGACAAATAAAACAATTAAGGTATTGAGGACAGGAATAACAACCTAAAGGAATAAAAACACTATGTCGTTAACATCAGTTCAAAGAGATTTTTTTGTAAAATCCGGTTTAACTGTTCTAGGAACTTCGACAGTAACTTCATCGACTGGTAATACTGCGGCTTTACAAGTCGACGGCGGAGCAGGGGTTGCTAAAAATTTAATTGTAGGGCAACAAGCGGATATTTACGGTGCATTGACTGTTAGTGGCGGAACACGACTGCAGGTAACTACAGCAACAGCATTAACAGTAACAGGGCAAAGCACTTTAGGTGCTGTAAATGCTACTGTTACCACAGTTACAAATTTAACTGCTAGCGGAACATTAAACGTAACAGGTCAAAGCACATTAGGTGCTGTAAATGCTACTGTTACCACAGTTACAAATTTAACTGCTAGCGGAACATTAAACGTAACGGGGCAAAGTACTTTAGGTGCTGTAAATGCTACTGTTACCACAGTTACAAATTTAACTGCTAGCGGAACATTAAACGTAACAGGTCAAAGCACATTAGGTGCTATTTCTGGTGCTGCTACCACAGTTACAACACTAACTGCTAGCGGTATTACAAATATAACAAATAATACACAATCAACATCTACAACAACTGGTGCATTGACAGTAGTAGGCGGTGTTGGTATTGGTGGTAATTTATTTGTTGGTGGTAGTATAACTGGAAGTATAACTACTGCAAGTAACTTAGCCGGCGGCGCAACAGGAAGTATTCCATACCAAAGAAATCCTGGAGTTACAGATTTTATTGCGATTGGAACTGCTGGGTTTCTTTTACAATCGAACGGAACAACAGCAACATGGGTCAGTACTGGTTCGTTAGTTGCAGGTAATGCTTCCACAGCATCTAACATAGCAGGTGGCGCACAGTATCAAATTCCTTATCAAACAGGTGCTGGATCTACAGCATTCGAAGCAGGATTTGAATATAATTACACCAGTAATACATTCAATGTTGATAACGCTAAAATTAATGGCACAACCAATGCAGGATCTACTGCCACAGGTGCATTACAGGTAGTAGGTGGTATAGGAGTTGGGAAAGATATAGTAGTAGGAAATAATTCTCATATTTTAGGATATGAAATTATTTCTGGAAATCTAACGGTCAACGGGGGCAACTTATACAGTACAGCAACCACATTTAATATTTTACCTCAAACTGCAACTACAATTAATATTGGCGACTTAGGTACAGCCATTACAATTGGTGCAAACGGCAGTGGATATACCAGAGTTAGAAATCAATTTACTGTAACTGATACAACAAACGCAACTTCGACATTGACGGGTGCGTTACAAGTTCGCGGCGGCGCAGGGATTGGTAGAGATCTAGTTGTTGGCGGATCCGTTGATATTTTAGATTTGACTGCCAGCACTACAACCGTTGCTACCAACGCTTTGTATGTAGCAGGGGGTGTGGGTATTGGAAGTAGTTTATACGTAACAGGCCCTGCGGTATTTAATAATAATGTAGTTTTTTCTGGAACATCTACATTTGTGTACAGTACCAATACTGTCTACACAGATAATATTCTAAATATTCATGCACCTGCAGGAAGTACAGGAATTGATCATGCTTGGACAGTCAATGACGGTAAAGATATTGGATTTGTATTCCATTATTACGATAGTGCAGACAAAGATGCATTTTTAGGAATCAACAATACCAGCAAATACTTAGAGTGGTTTAGTAACGGCAGTGAAAATTTATCCACCGGTGTATATACTGGAACTACTTACGGTATTTTTAAAACAGGCGGAATTATTTTAGCCGATACTACCGCAAGTTCTAATACAACTACCGGTGCCTTACAAGTAGCAGGTGGAGTTGGTATTGGCGGTGCTGTGAATATTGGAGGAATACTTGATGTTTTCAATGAAACTGATGCATCAAGTACAGCCACTGGTGCATTACAAGTTGTTGGTGGAGCCGGAATTGGTAAACACTTATTTGTAGGACAAACAATTACAGCCGGTGGAAGCATTGTTGCTTCAGGCGATGTATTTGTTAATGGTGGCGATCTTTATACAAATCAAACAACATTTAACCTTGTTAACACTACTGCTACAACTATTAATTTTGGTGGTGCAGCAACAGCAATAACTATTGGGGCTTCAACAGGGTATACTAGAGTATCTAATCAATTTACAGTTACAAATACCACAGCAGCAACTTCGACAAATTCTGGTGCTTTGCAAGTTTATGGTGGTGCAGGTATTGGTGGTAACTTATATGTTGGCGGAAGTATTTACGGAACAATTATTGGTTCTGTAACTACTGCAAGTTCTCTTAATACAATTGAAAGAATAACAAATGCCACACACTATCTAACTTTTGTCGATAGTAATAACGCTAGTGCCACTGCTGAATCATTCTACACAACTAGTAGCGTAACAGTAAATCCTGGAACTGGAAGAGTTGACATTGGCGGTGCATTGGTAATTGCTGGAAATACTACTGCAACAACGTTGACAGCAACAGGAATTTCTAACTTTACTAATACCACAAATGCTGTAGCAACAAATGATGGTGCAGTAAGAATTAGCGGTGGTCTAAGTGTCGTAAAAGATGTTTATGCAGGTGGATTAATTACAGCAGGTGCAACACAGTCTGCTACAACAGGATCTACAGTAAACGGATTCTTCTTTAATAATACTTTATTAGCAAGTTGGACCAGCAATCCAATTACAAGTATTGCAACACAAAACTTAGATAGTTTTAGTGGAACTACATATAGATCGGCAAAATACTACTGCCAGGTAACAATGGAGACAACTCCAACAAAATCTATTCATGTAAGTGAAATTAGTATAATGCATGATGGAACTTATGCATATATTAACGAATATGGAATTTTAACCAACAGCGGTCAATTGGGCACTTTTGATGCTACCTATACAGGAGGCAATTTAACGTTAACTTGGGCAGCAAACACAACAACATCACACGTTATTAAACTAACAAGATTATCGTTGACCACTTAACCAAAATAAATATCAAAAGTAACTAGCCGTTACGTGGAAAGGGAAACTAATGGCGGAAAATATCGATTTTAGAGTAAAAAATGGCCTCGTTGTGACAACGACGGCTACAATATTAGGAACAACAAATTCAACTTCAACTACTACAGGAGCATTGCAAGTTGCAGGCGGAGTAGGAATTCGGCGTGATGCTTGGGTAGGCGGAACCCTTTCAACTAATGGGTTAAGACAGATTCAAACTACTATTTCGGCTTCAACAACTACTGTTTTAGATTTATCAGTGGCAAATAATTTTTACATAGTATTAGATAAGAATGTAACTTTTTCATTGACTAATATATCAAGTAATATAGGTGCATCTGGATATGTAATAATGCAACAAAATGCTACAGGTGGCTGGGTCTTTACTAAAGCATCTGAAATGAAGACCCCCGGAGGAAGAACGATTGTACAATCTACCACTTCTAATTCATTATCTTTAATTACGTATTACGTTGTATCTACTAATACTGTTGTAATAAATTACATTGGAAACTTTTCATGAGATTTGCTTTCTGGGAATTAGTTAAGTGGAATACGGAATTTATCACGTATTACAATGTAGTTACACAATATGATGAAATTACTGCTGTTTCAACAAACTATGAAGAACTAACCCTTGCAAATACCAATATTTTGGCTACGACAAATTGGCTCGTAACCACAAATTATTCTGAAAATACAATTTACGATGAAATAACGGTAGTTAATACTAACATACCGGCTATAACAAATTATCTTGTTAATACTTTATATAATGAAAATACTGTCTATGATGAAATCTCTGCTGTAGATGAAAACACCATAGTTGTAACTAATTATTTAGATACAACTGTGTATGACGAAACAACTAACATTGCTGCAACAACAAATTATTTGGTCAACACTGCCTATGATGAACTAACTGCTGCCACTGCTAACACAAATATCATTGTTACAACAAATTATAATGATACAACTGTGTATGACGAAACAACTAACATTGCTGCAACAACAAATTATTTGGTCAACACTGCCTATGAAGAACTAACTGCTGCCACTGCTAATACAAATATCATTGTCACAACAAATTATTCAGAGAACACTGTTTATGATGAAACAACAGTGGCTATCACTAATATTATTGCTTTAACTAACTATACCGAAAACACAGTATACGATGAAACAACAGCAATTGGTGCAACAACTAATTATGGAGAAGTAACATCTTACAACGAGTTAACTGCTGCTACGGCCAATACTAATATCGTCGTTACTACAAATTACTCGGAAAACACAGTATACGATGAAACTACGGTG